TTTGGAGACAAAGAGTGCTAGATTTCGGAAGTTAACTATTCCGATGCGAGGTTTTCTAGGTAGTTGCAGAGGAATGCGCCATCCTAGACTTGTGGGTAATCCTTAATCCCACCTACCAATATAATTAACGGCAATAAGTAATACAATAGTATCACTACAATTAGTTATCACGCTCTAAGTGATACTATTGTATTACTACACGATACGGCGAATTGAAACAATCATAAGGAATGATAAACTATGGAATATGTACTAATCTTAATGCTCGGAATGTTCCGCGAAGACAATGCAGAATTTTTCGATCAAAAACCAAGTTCGGACAAAAAATGGGTTTATGTGGGTAAGCAGGCACCGATCAAAGGTATGGCAAACCTGACAAGTGTAAATCCAGAGACTGGCGAAGAATCAATCTATTTTCAACTTCAAGATAAATAAACTATCTGGCAGGAATTCCCTGCAAAAAAGTAAGGAGGAAGATGATGCTAACTTGTTTAGTAATTTCGGGCTCGTTATGGATAGGTGATGCAAATATTATGTTCCCTACACAGGGAACATTTTACTTTCATAAATTTCAACAAAATATAAGAGTTTTCGCCTCGGGTGGGTCACGGCATGGTGGTTTCATCATTCCAGATGAATTCGATGCAGAGACTATTGGTGAAGTTTTTAAAAAATGCAGTGAAGAGGAATACGGAGATTAGCGCAGTCTGGTAGCGCATCTGCTTTGGGAGCAGAGGGTCGCAAGTTCGAATCTTGCATCTCCGACCAAATAAGAAAGTAAGGAAGTAATAAGTTGAATAAATACGCAATACAAAGAAATGGTGATCTGGTACAGCATGTTTCGATGAAAGGCCCAGTATCTTATAAAGTTTATCAATATCCAGTAGTAGATGATTTGGTATTTGATACGAAAGAGAAGGCAGAGGAGGTTGCAAACATCATGCAAGATGCAGAAGTGGTGGTATACAATCCGATAGGAATTTTATCAAAAGCAGCATAAAAAAACAAAAAACATAAAAAAAGGCCTTGACATTAACGTCAGGGCCTGATAGCTTAATAGAGTAGGAAGAATCATTAGTCACTGAAAGGACTAAAAAATGAGAGTAGTTAGAGTATCAGCATACAGAGATTACGAAGGTATCTCTTGGACAGCATTGTTCAGTAGTGTAGATCGTGCCGTGGCATTCTTGCGCGGCGCTGATGGTGATGAATTTTCCGGTGTCGATGACATCTCTGTTGCGTGGGTTGGTGTCGATTCGGATGATACTTATGAGCGTGTATTGGATTTTGAGGTGAATTATCGTTGGGACGATGACGTTGTGAGTTTCGATGGACATGATCGAGAAGTATTTAATTATAACTCTTGACAAACCCATCAATGCCTGATAGCTTAATAGGGTAGGAAAGAGAAAAAAGAATCAGTTAAAAGACTACTTTCTGGTGCGTCTGTGGGTGAGAGAAGGCCAATCAAACCCCATGTAATACCAAGGGCGTTCCAGAAAGTAGTCTTTAAAATGTGAAAGGAATATATTATGAAAATTCGTGGACTCCGCAAAGGTGGAAAATGGAAGGGCGCGCCTAAGTTGCCGGACTATCGTGACCCGAATAGTCATCTTATGATTGCGCTTAGAAAAAGTGGCGCAGCTGGCGTACATCAATGCAAGAAACGCCGCGAGGCTTCTGTTCGTAAAATGAAACACAAAATTGGATGTGATTTGTATGAAGCGTAAACGTAGAACAAAGGCAGAAATGGAGGCGGCAAGATCCGCCACCGCAAATGTTGGATTTCGTGACATATTTGATGTTTTAGATAATGCACCAAAATCTAAATCTCCTAAAAAACGTAAACGGCGTACTAAGGCGCAAATTGCAGCAGACAATAAAAAACTTGCGAAACAGGAAGAAGAAAAATACACAGTTCCAAAAAATAATACTGTCTATCTCGACCACCCCCCAAAAAGTAAACAAAAGGTGATAAGTAAATATCCTATTCCAAAACCACTGCCAAAATTTGATGAATCGTTGGTATATGATAAGATAGAGTTTTCTGGTGGTTCTATATATGCAAAGGCTCACGGTGCGGCCAAGGTTGCAGGGTTTCATATAATGTATTGGAATAGTATTGACAAGTCTTGGAAAATGTTGTATAATGGATTATATCAGAAACCAGAAGAACAGAATAGACACTGGGCGAGTTTCATTCGGTGTCGCGACGAATTAGAAAAGGAAAAATCTAAAAATGGTAAAGGTGTGGGACGAGATGGATCAGGAAGAAAAAAAAGAAACAGTTCTAAAAGAAATGCGAGGACTGTTGAGAAGCGGAAAGCTGCTTGTTGAGTTTTCAAAGGCAGATGGAACAATGCGAAAAATGTATTGTACGACAGATGAGAGTATAATTCCTTGGCCGGATAATCCTGTAGAGGGTGAGGGCAAAGTGAGTGAAAAACCTAAAGACCCAGAATTATTTGTGGTTTGGGATCTTGAAAAAGAAAGTTGGCGCTCATTCAAATATGAGCGCGTGGTATCTTGGGAAATTGTAGAACTTGTAGCAGGAGAAAGTGCAAATGGTTAATATAACCGAAAAGATTGAAAATATGTCTGCCGGACAATTGGCATATGAAACTCGACAGGCAGAACGTAAAGGATATTCAAGTTTAGATTCGTGGCTCGAAGAAAAATTGATTACTATTCCAGAGGCAGAGCGTGAAATGATTGCGGGATTGAAGCGTCCGGCGAATACACGTCTTTCACCTAGACGAAAGTTTAAAGTTTTTGGTATCCGCGACCATAGTGGAGCATCAAATAATGGGTAAAAAATCCAGAGAAAAATATGTATCGAAAGGCGAACGCAGAAATGTCGCAAAGGCGGGGTGTACTCCCCGTCCTAAAGGTACACTTGATCATGCATTACGACAACGCCGAGCATGGTCAGAAGGTCGTAATGTAGTCTTGACTATGGAAAATCCTAACAAGACGGAAACAAATAAAAAGTTTATTCGAATCAATGCCAGAGAGCTCTGGGGAGATCCGCGTAAACAAAGAAGTTATAGTATGAAGGACGCATGACAATGAAAGATGAATATCGCCAAGTTTATAGACTAACTTGTTTTGAATATGAAGGTGACAGAGAAATGGTTGAAACAACGCAAAAGTTTGATGCGACAGATTTCAACTTAAATGAAGTTCTTGGTGTTGTAGAGGATTTCTTGATTAATTCTGGGTATGATTGGTTGGAGCCCGGCAGCCTAACATATAAACCATCCGTACCACCGAGTTTGGAAAGTTTTGGATTATTTAATAACAAGGGTGAAAAACACGAAGAAGAAAATCTTGCAGAAAAAAATCTTGAGGCATTTGAGCGTTTTTCTGGTATTGACAGAACTGCAAAAATTGTGCAACTGAATGACCACAAAAAAACAGAAATCCCTAAAATACAAGAGCTTGATAAAAAAACTATGGAATGGTTGGACGAGATAGGTAGAATGGAAACTGGACGCGAACCATTTGAACATCTTGGCGACATAAATTCTGATAATTATGAAGTCCATTATACAACTGATGCAGAGTTCGATGTTTCTTATGATAAAATTGCAGATTTTAACTATACAATGAATGTCGATTTTAGCGAACATGAATATAAAGTCGATAAAGACGATAATATTATAGAAGACGATAAACCCTAAAGGAGGTAAAAAAATGAAATTTGATTTTAAACCAGAACATGTTTCTACCATTTTACATCGCGGAGATGCGGACGAATGGTATGATGCAATGGTAGCCATGTTTCCAAAATATGATATCACGACCGAGGCGCGTGTAGCAGGATTCATTGCCCAGACTGCACATGAGAGCGCAAACTATAAAGTTCTTTCAGAAAACCTTAACTATTCTGCAAAGGCCTTGGATGCTATCTTTGGAAAGTATTTTAAACGGGCCGGAAGAGACGCTCAGCAATACCACAGACAACCAGAAAAGATTGCCAATACAATCTATGCCAACCGTATGGACAATGGCAACACAGCCTCCGGTGACGGATGGCGATATAGGGGTGGTGGAATTCTTCAATTAACTGGAAAATATAATTATACTGCCTTTGGTAAAAGCGTGGGTATGTCAGCAGAAGATGCAACCGATTATGTGAGAACAAAAGAGGGTGCGATTGAAAGTGCATGTTGGTTCTGGAAAGAAAACAATATCAACAAATATTGTGACTCCAATGACATTGTGAGAATGACAAAACGAATCAATGGTGGCACTATAGGACTTGCAGACAGAAAGAAGCATTATGCCCATGCTCTCGAGGTTTTAGGCGGGCATGTATCATTTGATGAAGATGATGATGATGTAAAATATTCCTTGGTACGCAAGGGGTCGAAAGGCGACACAGTAAAGCGATTGCAAGAGGCACTTGGAATCTCTGCCGATGGAGATTTTGGGCCTGGGACAGAGTCAGCACTCAAGGCCTGGCAGAGGGAAAATGACTGTACTCCGGATGGTATTGCAGGACCACAAACACTGGCCAAATTATTTTAGATATGTTAGCGTAAACATCTAAAAAACCTCCCATTTGGGGACCATTAAAAATCTAAATATAATTGTAAATATTATATGAAAGGTGAATAAAAATGGTCCCCGAAAATAGAAAAGAAGCATATCGTAGATTCTGGATGGTTAAAGGCCATCTGGCATGTGATAACTGGACTGACCAAGACATCCAAAAAATGCATGATAGTTACATTTACCGACTTTGGTACAACCATGAGGCCAACATTCATTCAGATGGTTTCGAAGAGGCATGGGAGAAATTGTCTAATGACAAGCAATAAATTATCATCGTTATGCGATGAAGATCTGGATTTGATTCGAGATCTTGCTCAAAGAGAACTAATTCACCAACAGGACAGTTTTAAAAGTTGGGGTATGATTTCACACACCACTTCCAGAAAAACTGAAAAATGCAAAAGAATAATCGTTGCGATTCAGAATCAGAAAGACCTAAATAAAAAACTCTCAGACAAGTGGTGATATATGAACGCGATATTAGGACTCTTTACTATTATTGGAGATATTATAAAAAGATGGCCGGTTGATACGGCTCTTATCTTATTAATGGCCATTGTCTTTTGGGTAATGAAAAACGATGGAACGATTGAGGCTATGTGGTAAATGGAACAAACTATAGTAAATGAGATAACACTAGAAGATGGAGAACTCGAAGACGATTATCCTGATGCAGATATTATAATTGAAGATGGCGCACTTGATGGATTTGAGGGTAAAACAATAAACATTACCGAAAATGTCAATTCGCAAGGTGATGTTCAAGCGGGTATAGAATTTATTTATCACATGAGAGAACACATTATTGATGTAGGTGTTGCAACCGTTTATTTGTTAGTGGTATATGCAATCGTTCTGTGGTTGAAAAAAACTTTTTCTTAAAATCTTTCCTGTCAAATGTGCATTAAGATCCCTGTCAAATGTATATTAGGATGTAAATTATAAAAAGCTATTGACGGACACATATGAATTGTGTTATAAATAGAATGTAGACGTTGAAAAGAATTGGACATTCACTGGACCGTGGGGCAGTACCACGCAGCTCCACCATAAATGCACTGAGTACGTGAAAGCGTCAGTAAGTCTATAAAGGGCCGCAACCTTGAGCAACAGTGTATTTATGATGGGGCTGAAATAGGATCGACAGGTATGGAAATGAATTGGAGTCGCCCCGATCTAAGCTGGGTTAACGCGAAGAAACTACTAATTGCAAACAATAATTTTGCACCTACTGGTTACGCTCTAGCAGCATAATGCAGGGGGGTTGGTGACTTACCTAGCAACAGAAAAGTCACACTACACACAAACACAGATTGGAATGAAAATGCGAGACTATATTTACGAAACTTGGAACAGCGTTATGAACGCTGAAATAAATCCCCTTAAAAATATCCCAAATCTACAAGTACGACATCTAATCATGCAAATCCTTGCATGGATGTGGGTGTCTGTCTGCTCAATGTATTTGGGTAGTGTAATGTTTTGGGGAATTAATGCAATCGCGCATACTCTTTTACTTGCGGCGATTGTTATTACGGTCGGTACATTCGATACCGCAAAAAGAAATCCTAAAATCTTCAATAAGATCGATGGATACAACGGCCGCCGAAATACCGGCGAACATGACTAACCACACAAACACACAGGAGAAATAAAATGAGTAATAAGAACCCCTTCGAAATCCGCGCAGAAATGCTGCATATGGCAAAAGATTATATGGATCAACAATGGCATATGAACATTCAACTTATGAATGACTTATATGAACAGGGACAGAAAAATCTGCAAGACGTGGAAAAGGCTTACGCAATCTATTCCACAGATGAACTAATGGAAAAGGCAAAAGAGATGTATTCTTTTGTTTCTAAAAAAGATTAAAAAATATTTCTACATCTATGCTGAATCAGTCAGATAGACTCATCTAATGATATAAGTATAGATGTAGATTATAACTAATGTGAAATTTAACTCAACTGGAAAAGTCAGCTGAAAGTAAGTTTACACCAATATTTGAAAAGTGAGTATATTAAAGTGCCAATTTATAATTTTAGATGTGAAGACTGTGAGTATGAATTTGAACATTCATGCAAAATTTCTGAACGCGAAGAATTCATTGCGAATGGTTCGGGTCCAGATTGCGACACCTCAGAAAAATGTAATTTAAAACAAATCTTGTCCAAGGTAAACTTTGGCGCAGATCCTTTGGGTCATGCAAGAGTTCCTATGGAATTTAAAGAAAAGGTTTTAGATAGATTGCCAAGTGTCGGCCGGCAAGTGGGCGGAAGGCGTGAGAGTAGAATGAATTTCGAAAAGTAGACTTACCATGACTTTTCCCCCAACTAATTAGGAGTCTCTAAGTGGGAAAAAAGTCTGTAAGAAAATCTAAAAATAATACTAATACAAGATTAATAGGAATTGACAGCAGAAATAGAAATTTAAAAGATATACTACCAATGACACCAACTCAATCGGAAGTATTCGATGCGTTTGCAGATGGAGACCACTTATTTCTTCATGGTGTTGCCGGTACAGGAAAAACATTTATATCACTATATCTTGCATTAGAAGAAATAATGCACCCAGACTCTACTTTCAGAGAAATACAAATAATTAGGAGCGTAGTACCGACTAGAGATGTTGGATTTTTGCCTGGCTCTGAGAAACAAAAAATAGAAGTTTTCGAATCTCCTTATAAAACCATTGTCAATGAATTGTTCCGCAATGGTACAGCATACGAAAGCTTGCGAAAAACCAATCTCATAAATTTTAATTCAACATCATTCATAAGAGGTAGAACTTTTTATGATAGTATTATCATTGTAGATGAATGCCAAAATATGAATTTTCACGAATTAGATTCTGTCATTACACGATTAGGTGATAATTGTTTATTGATGTTTTGTGGTGATTTTAGACAATCGGACTTTAAGGCCAACGATGAGAAAAACGGTATCAAGAATTTTATGAAAATCATTAAGAATATGAAACAGTTTTCTTTCATAGAATTTACAGAGGCTGATATTGTAAGAAGTCCATTGGTGAAATCTTATATCATCAATAAACTGGAATTGGGTATCGTTTAAAATACTATTGACAAAATAACATCCATGTGATATAATGATTCTAACAAATTGGAGTTATTATGTTTAATCACATGGATGTTGATTTACCAACACACACGCTAAGTAGAATTACTGAAAATAATAAGAGATTTTATCTCACACCCGATGGTGGCAAGTACCCGTCCATAACAACAGTTTTAGGCTGGTTCTCCGCAAAGGGAATTATGGAATGGCGAAAACGTGTGGGCGCCGCAGAGGCGAATAAGATAACCACTCAAGCCTCTAGAAGTGGAACCAGTGTTCACCAGATGGCGGAAGACCACCTAAATAATATTGAATGGAAAAATGAAAAGACTATGCCTTATGACATAGAATCTTTTTTGAAGATCAAACCGACTCTTGATGATCGTGTAAACAATATCTATGCTCAAGAGAAACCGTTATATTCAGATCACTTGGGATTGGCAGGTACAGTCGATGTTGTTGGAGAGTTTGATGGAAAATTATCTATCATTGACTTTAAGACTTCTCGCCAAAGTATGATTGGTGATAAATATGGTAAGTTGGAAAAATATTTTCGCCAGGCAGCAGGATATGCAGTTATGTTTGAAGAGCGGTATAAATTTCCTATAAATAGTCTTGTAATTATTGCCGCAGTGGCGGGTAAGTCTGAACCAGAAGTGTTTACCTCGAAAAGAGATACGCATATTGTCGGACTTATTGATATGGTGAAAGAGTATAAACAACATCATAATCAACTATAGGAAAAACCGATGAGGACTGAAAAATTTGTAACAGACAATATAAAGATGGGAATCTCTGATTATCTTGCAATGAGCATAGATAATGGAAGATTATAT